ACTAGTTCTAGCTACGGATCATCAGAAGCTTCACGTTCTGAACTTGTTAGCTATGCTGCAAGCATTGTCGTTGATTACATAGAACGGCTCCAACTTCAGGACGTCACAACAGCAGTTAGTTATACGGCTGGAGAGCGAAGAGTATTTTTCTAGTGGTTTGACATGATTGGTCGACTTGTTTGATTTTGGTCCAGGCAGTAGCATTATCGCGAATGTGCCTATAAAAGTAATTAAAAATTTTACGACCATACTGATAGCAGTTGAGATAACAACACTCACTATAAAATAATGAGACCCAATGAATAATGAGCAGAGGTAATAAAGCACGCTGTTGTATTAGGCGGAAGTTTTTTCAATTTATGGTAAATTCCGGAGGTTGTCGGGTCATTTTTTAGAAATAACTTACACAGAGAAAATATTGTAAGCAGTCAGATCGCGCTGGGTATATAAATGTCTCAGGATCGGCAACATCTGCATTGTACATTAGCTTCGCTGCGAGTGCACGAATCACTTAAAGTTACTAAGATGTCTTCAAGCCGTGAATCGGGATCCCGGATGATTGAGCTACCACTGCCACGTCTTGGGTCAATTGACAAGCAAGTAGTTTTACCATTTGACATAATTCTCTACATTGCACAGTTTACGGATTATGTGCATTACAAAAATTTTGTTCAAGCGCTTTGGCCGCACAAGGAAGGGTCCTACAACCCCGAAATTCAGAAGAAATTGTGGCAAATGTCAACTCATCGGTTAACAACGCCATTCATAAACGGGGAGTTTGTCATGATCGAGTATAACTTTGATGCCAACAGAACGAGCAATCCTCTCCTCATCAATTCGGAATCCTTGCGTCCGGTCTTCGGCTCGATCGTACCTCTAGGAGACGAGCAATTCCTGAGCGTTACGACCTTAAGACAGTTTGTTGATACACACGTCCGCTTGAACGCGTGCTCAGAATTTCTATACGCGTCCTGCCCATGTGGCGAGAACACCGACGACCAGACTGCACGAGCATTCTTGAAGCCGAAGGTGCAGACTTGTGAAAAGGGACACTTTCATCACTATTGTTCACACCATGTCAATTTCTGGTTGAATAAATTAGCTACTTCGCTTCTATACATACAAAAAAATAAGGCCTTCGATATGGACGCCAATGACAACTTTATACCATTTCTGGACACGCAGGTATTCTTCCGAGGCTCGAAAATACAAATATTAGGCTCATTATTGCACGGCGGGTCGCCGCCGTCAAGAAGGCGATCCGATTAACACGTCAATAGCAATGGGTAAATACGTTCACAATACAGCTTGCCAATGGCAGCTGTCCAATCAGTGTATCAACTTTGTAATTCGATAAAATACTTTTATGCATGAACCAAGCGTATTGTTATTTTCCCCTACACTTCTGCCTCTAACTCTGCGCACTGAGTCACAAGAGTGGAAGGCTCCGCGGTTTTCCAGCCTCCACCTTGCAGACTGTTTTTTGCACTTAACGACACGTCATTTACTTTGCATATTTTACATACATTTAACATGTAATAACATACATCACTCACATAAATACTTGAATGGTAAAGTGTCAATACAAGGTAATACAAGGTCTCCGATCACTTAGTGCATTTGAGTAAAAAGTCAAAAAACAAAATTCACAATCTAAAGGAATATGCTAATATGTTTTGACCTTGTAAGCGCTATCACTGGCAATGAGCCATTCGAACATAAATGCACGAACCGCTAATGTTTCGAATGCAAAATTATTGATCGAAACAGTGTTTTCACGGAATTTCACTTTCCTTGAAACTCTATTTCCAGCTCCAATAATTCTGCGCGGGTTACTGTATCCCCCTCGTTTATAATTTCTACATGCACGTGCAGAATTGTAAAGAGCAAAAGCTACATAGTCCAGCAGGCGTTACGTCACCAAATCGGCTTACGTATTAGTCTTGACAGCTGTTATTAAGAACTATTAATTTTGTCGTATCATCTTACCGACGTACACAGCTGCGATACACATTCACGGTGCCCCGTGGGGCTTTGACCGCGATCTATGATCCCGTGACTCAGGCAATGGAAAATGATTTGATTATATTTGCTGCTGCACCGCGCATAGCACTAGACTCTGTTTACTCATGGTGATGTAATAGGTAAACAGCGAGTATGAAATTGAATAATTGGCTTCTGCACCACGCGTAGCAACAGGTTTTCATCGAAAATCACTCAGACTAGCTCGACTAGTCTCTGTTTACTCCCACAATAATGTTTATCTTAAACTAAGGTAAATATTCTGTATGAGAATAGAAATAGATCGGTGTATGGCTAAATTGATGGGCCAGACATGCGTATGTACTTGTTCTTTTGCTTGCACTTGCAACCTCATCACCGAAACGCTGACATGCCCCACGCAGTATGACGGAAGCGCAGCTTCCCGTCTTGGATAAGCCGCGGAGCACGTCATTGTCTACGTGACTATTCGATGCCGCATAAAGCTTGCCATCGGCCAATGGAACAGGAAGCTATGAGAATGCATCGTTGGAGAAAAATGCACTTATTTCTCCCGAAGCTGTTGACCAGGCCGTTGCATCGCGACGTACACGACGATGCAGCATCAACGGGCGAGCCCGTATGCGCCCCACAAGGCCGTGTCGCCGACTTGCGATAAGACGCAACTTGCATTAGATATGCAAATGACTTGGCGCTATGCTTAGCGGCGCCGGCCTATCGCCGCGGCTAAACGCCGGCCGGCATGCAGAAAACTGAAAAGTCCGCACGACGTGCCTGAAGCAAAGTCTGGGATACACGTACGTAGCCAGGTGGAGAAAAAAACGTTATTAGAAGTTACTAAAACAAGAGTTATAGTCTACACTTCCATTCCAACATATATAATGTTTACTTCTTCGATGGAGCTCCACACGGTTGAAGAAATCGTCCGCATACCGCATTTACATACCATCGCATCAACGGAGCATTAATCCAATTTGCGTTTTCGTTACCCGCCGCAGAACACGGAATTTCTCGACAAAAAATATATGTATCATATATTTGTTATAAATGTTTGTAATAACTGAAACAGGACTTCACTATATTAAGCAGCTTAATACCTATAATCAAATATAATTTTAATGCTATTTTGGAAGCTATAAAATATAATTGGAATCGATGCTCATGAATTTTAATAGACTCCGGGATCCAATAATCTCCACACATGCATCTACATAATCCAGATTTATGGCTTGTTATTAAGGCATAATAAATGAGCCGCAGGGTGCCAGTGTTTCTCAAATGGAACACTTTTCGTTGTTTACATCACAACAAAACCGGTCCGTGCTCCTTTGGTAGCGCCAGAAGGTCACGGTCGAAAATTGTGCATCAAACTCTGTCGCCGAAACTTTTGAATTGTCTTCAAATATTATGACCTCATCTGTGCTGGAGAATAAACGTCAATTGATCTATAATTATTTAAAAATCTGTGTGGCTTATTGAACAAGGTTTAGAACCATTGTGAAGTTGCGAATCTAGACCGTACGTACGTCATTCGCAGTCTCACACGGTACGGAGAGGACGTGTCGTATAACTCGTACTCGGTGTCCGCTGTATGCTGTATTGTGTTCAAAGTCACGTTCGAATGTACGTTCAAAGTCACGTTCGAATGTGATAACGCAGTACCACAACGACTTCTCGTCTGCCCCGACTGACATCGTTATCAGCGCCTACGGCATCGCGTTCTGCATCAGCCAGCGGCGAACGACAAGAGCTCTAACCGAAGAATAGCTCCATCAGGCGGTGAGGAATAGCTGTGGAAGAGAAAGACGTTTACGGAAACATCACTGTGTT